AGCGAAGCTTCCGAGTCAAGTGGGGAGATACTTGAAGAAGAGGAAGAAAGCGAAGCTTCCGAGTCAAGTGGGGAGATACTTGATGAAGAAGAGGAGGAAGAGGTGTTTGAAATTGAAATTGATGATGTATCATATTTTGCAACCAATGAGGAAAACGGTCCTCTTTATGAAGTAGACGAAGAAGGCAATCCTGGAAATAAAATTGGGCATTTAAAAGATGGCGAACCCTTTTTTTATTAACTACTGCTAATACTAGATAATAAATCAATAATTTCTGGAGTTCCAGAACTTTTACTTTTCTTATGTTCTGGGGGACAACCTGGGCATTTGTGATTTGCATCTTCAATTGCAAATTTATTCCACCAACAATCTGGACATATTTTATGAGAATTCACGCCTAACTTGCGACCACATTTAGAAGGCGTTAACGGTAACTTTGAATTGAATTTTTTATTACACATACAACATTTATAAGATCCTCTTGCTAGATTTTTCATAGTCTTCCTATATTTTTTGAGATACTTTTTACTTTTTCTAACTTTCCTACTATTTTTATTGTATTTTTTACGAAAACTAGTCTTCATTATAAAATAATAAAATAATATAATATTATTAAAATATAGATAATCCAAATGTTAAATTTGTGTCCACCTGCGTTGATATATCTAGTATTTTCATTAACTCATATTATTATTGACACTTTTAAGGGACTTTATAATACAGCATTTTTCAAGTTCATTGTGATGGTAATGGTAACATTCTTATTGAATATTTTGTGTGAAGGAGGTCTAAGTGTAGTGTCTTGGATTATTGTATTTATTCCATTTATTTTTATGACAATTATTGTTACAATGCTTTTATACATATTTGGTTTAGATGCCGCTTCAGGAACAATTAATTATAAATGTAAAGATTCTTCAAATACAACTACTACATCTACCAATCAAGTGACAGTAGTTACTCCCACTCAAACAAACACATATGTTGTGCCAGTGACAAAGACAACTACAACAACTGCTCAATATGAAGAAGAAGAAAATAAAGATCCTTATAGCAGACCACCGCCATCAGGTTCAAGCTCACCTGAATATGAAAGTTTTTTGAATCTTTAAAGTCAAATTGAAAATCATAACAATGATTGAATTTTATTGTTATGGTTAATTATAGTTTTCTGGATTTCCTGGCCTTTCTAGTTTTTCGTGATTTTTTTGATTTTTTGGATTTTTTGGATTTTTTTGATTTCTTAGTCTTTCTGGATTTTCTTTTTCCACCTTCAGAATCAGATGTGTATGCAAAGGATGTTAAACCCAAATTTTCGTGTTTATATGTTTTATGTGGTTCAATGCTATCATCAGTATAAACACTTTCTTGGGAACCAAATGATGGTTGAGGAGTAAGCGGAATTAATATTTGTTTAACAAATCCAACGTACGCACTATCATTAGGATCAACTTCTTCTTCATCATTATCGTATCCTTTTGTAAGAATTTCAGCCCAACCATCTCCTATTGGTAGAGATCCTTTCGCTTCAAAAAGTTTAACATTGTTGCCGTGTAATGCAGCAAAATGTATTCTTCTTCTTTTGGTTTCATCTGCAATCTTTCTTTCTATTTTTGTTTCTTCGATTTGTTTTAATGGAATTTTAAATGTATCATCTTCCTCTGGAAATTTTTCAAGTAAATAAGTACCAAGAGTAGTTGTAGTCAATAAAGATACCTCATTTAATTCGTAAATAAAAGGTTGCATATTTTTTTTTTTAACACAATCATCATATAAATTTCTTAGATATAATTTTATTCTACTTATACCTCGTGCAATTTGATTTGGACCCCAATTTTGATTTCCAGCAACTTCTGATTCTTCACTTCTTACATTATATTTGGGTGAAAAACTTACTGCTTTTCTTTTGCCAGTGACCGGTGGTTCAGACATTATATATATAGTTAGAAATATTCTAAAACTATTTAAAACTATCAAAACAAATCAAAATATTGTCAGAGAGATGTATTTATTAAATGCCATATTTTTGCTAACTTCTACACATTTTACATTGAATTACTTTTTCAAACAGCAATATCAAAACTTTCTATTCAACTTTTCGTACAACATTCTCTATAATTTTGGTAAGTTAGAGATTCTTTTGAAACAACAATACAATCAAATATTGAATAATCCTTATGTTGAAAAAATCCTTGACCAAGTAGAAGAATTGCATACTTCCTTTAAAACATACGATACCATTCTCATTTTAAACAATCAAATTGTAGCGAGATCAATCCGTAATAAAATCATTTATGATGATGGTTACAAGAATTCACCACAAGCAGATTTTATGATTTATAATCAAAATGTCAAACGTAAAAAAACTAATCAAGTGGTTTTTTATAGTACTTTAGATTTTGCACTTTTTATAGATAAAATAGAAAACTGTAGTTATGAGTTTCTCTCTTTGAACGTAAAAGTAGACTATCCTGGAACAGAATCCAAGAATGTAGACATTGTTTTTTCTAATAACAAAGAGACGCTTTATGTTGTAACTAACCACATTAATGTATTATTGATATCTTATTTGTTAAAAGTTCAACATAATATAGAAACTGATCCACTTTTATTGAGATATGAAATTCACGTCATTGATCATAATGTCAAATTTTTCACATTGAATGAAAATGAAGAATTGATTTTATTTAAAGATCATTATGAAAAAGTGCCATTTGATTTGAATAAAATAAAAGAAAGGAGGAATAACAATAATAACAATAATAACAATAATAACAACAATAAAAATATTAGTCTTACTAGTTTAGATAATATAGAAAATGATAATCTAACTCAAATTCTTACTATTGATATAAACAAAATAATGGAATATTATAATTCTATTTATGATACACAGCTTATGAATGACATTGTTTTACAAAATGAAAACTTAAATGAGACAAATGAAAGCGAAAGTGAAAGCGAAACAAGCGTTATAACTGATAATAGCTATGAAAAGATAGAATAATAAATAAACTAATAAAACATATAAAACAATATAAAAAAATTGAACCATAATATATTATATGGTAACTCCGCACAACACAATGGCAACAGATACAATGACCACCAATGAATCTCATAGGTTAGCAAAATCTTGGGTACTTTATGCACATTTACCTCACGACACCGACTGGTCCCTCAAAAGTTACAAAGAAATTTATGAAATGGAAACAGTAGAAGGTACAATTGCTGTTACTGAAACACTCCCAGAAGTTTTAGTAAAGAATTGTATGTTGTTTATTATGCGTAAAGGGGTTGCTCCAATGTGGGAGGATCCAAAGAACAGACAAGGCGGTAGTTTCTCTTATAAAGTAGCAAATAAAAACGTTTGCGAAGTATGGCGCGACCTTACTTATGTACTTGTTGGAGAAACTATTAGCAACCAAGAATCATTTGTTGCCAATGTGACCGGAATTACCATATCACCCAAGAAAAATTTCTGTATTATCAAAATTTGGATGTCTACTTGTGCAAATCAGAATCCAGCGATTGTAACAAGCACAGTGCACGGACTAACTCCACAAGGCTGTATTTTTAAGAAACATAACCCAGAATACTAAATCCACCTTTAATAAAGGTGGAGCCAAACAAAAGACATTTAAGAACGGCATTAAGCGAGGAGCCAAGAGTGATATGCAAAGCAGGTTCAATATATGAGGGAGAGACTTAATAATATATAAATAATATATAAATATAATATAAATGAAAAAAAATATCAGTACAACAATTGTACACATTGGAGACATTATTGCAATACCATTTTTCGGATTATTAACATATTATTTTTATTTTATGGAAAACAAAACATTTTTTGAATGGATTTTATTTTTATTTAGTTTAGCTGGATTTTTAATAGACGGAATATTTACCATTTTGTATTTCACTTATTTCAAGGTTCCTGCAATTAACAAGTAGATCCAAAAACAATAATTAAATTCATTATTTGAATATAATTATTATGAATTATTATTTGATCATCATTTAAACATTATAAAACTTATTATGCATATATGAAATATCCACTAGTGCTTTTTTTTAGGTTGCCCAAATATGCATACATTGACCAGTTTTTTGAAGAAAACAACAGCGAACTCAACTGCAGTATAGAAATCATTGAAAAAAAAGAGCACATCAATAAACTGTTTGATACCAATTATCACATATTAGTCACATTTGGATCAAATGACAATGAATACACAAATGATGTATTTTCAATGATAGATGGTAGTTTATGTTGTAGTCGCTGGTTTCATTTGAAACAAATAAGGAATATTCAAGAGTTCAACTCATCAGTGAACTATTGTTTTATTGACAATGCTATTAAATCACGTGAAGAAACCAGACCACAGTTCTCAGTTTTCACAAGTTGTTACAATACTTATGAGAAGATAAATCGTGTTTACGATGGACTAAAATCTCAAACTTGTAAGAGCTGGGAATGGGTAATTATGGACGATTCACCAGACTTGGACGATAAACATTTCAACTTCTTGAGAGAAAAATTCAATGGCGATAAGAGGATCAGGCTTTACAGAAGGAGTGAAAATAGTGGATCTATCGGCAATGTTAAAAATGAATGCGTTTCCCTCTGCAGAGGGAAATATGTTTTAGAATTAGACCATGACGATGTCATTCTACCAGATGTTCTTTCAGATGCTATCCAAGTATTTGAACAAGACCAAGAAGTAGGATTTGTCTATATGGACTTCGTTAATATGTATGAAGATGGTTCCAATTTCTCTTATGGAGATTTCATTTGTAAAGGTTATGGTGGTTATTATTGCCAAAAGTTGGATTATGGTGATTTTCTAGAGACTAGGTCAACTTCTTCAAATTGGGTAAATGTCTATAATACACCCAATATTAATAACATAACACTGTCTCATTTGGTCTGCTTACCTAATCACCCGCGCATTTGGAGGCACGATACCTTACTGCAAGTGGAAAATTACTCAGAGTATTTGCCAATTTGTGACGATTATGAAGTACTTTTGAAAACGGCGATAAACCCAAACACAAAAATGGCGAAGTTGGCCAAACTCGGATATATTCAGTATATGAATAATGGTAACAATAATTTCTCTCTTATAAGGAATCAAGAGATCAACCGATTAGGTCCTACCCATATTATGCCGCAGTTTTTTGCCAAATACAAGGTGAATGAAGTGATGAAAAATTTGGATGCAGAGGAAGATCACAGTTATATGTGGCATCATAGCAAAATATGGGAGCGTGATCCAACCACATATCAACACAAGTTTTGCAACAAACTATTGCACACTGATTATGATGTGCAATATTGCATTTTGGGTATAAATTCTTTAAACCAACATCTGGAACAAATCCTAGAATTATATAAAGATCCTAGGAATGATTTCATTGTCTTGGAAAATAGTTTTACACCAGAACAGCTGTGCCAGACATTAGACGACGATTTTGGCATTTTTCCAAGAATGAAGTGTTATGCAATGGCCAATTCAAGTTGGGAACAATTAGAACGTTACTTCCTTTTGATCTATAAAAGTTGCTCCTTGTTTGAAGTGTTAAGAGAGAAACCAATAGATCCATATATTCTACCTTTTAACACAGAATTGAGTAAAAGACATGACATTATTAACAGTTGTACAAGTCCAACAGATGTTTATTTAGAAATAGGTGTGGAATATGGATATACTTTTAAAGGCGTACATTTTCAAGAAGACAACAAAGTGGGAGTGGATCCAGACCCAGTATTTTATTATAGTTCAGATGACAATATTGTCAAGAAAACTTCCGATGATTATTTTGAAGATTGTGATGATGAGTTTGATGTGGTTTTTATTGATGGAATGCACCAATGTGAATACTTGTTGCGAGATTTTAATAATGCTATCAAGCACTTAAAATCTGACAGTAAAATGATGATTTTTATAGATGATATCTTGCCCCAGAACTGTAGGGAACAATTGAAGATCCCGATTAAACATAATGTAGAGAATGGGATTTTGAAATACGGGGAGCCTTGGACGGGAGATGTTTGGAAAACCGTGTATTATATATTACAAAAAGCTTCAGGATTTTTTGAGTTTAAATATTGGAATCATCCTTATTATCGTGGAATTGCCTTATTTCATTTTCATAGTAGAGGTGAAATTATTAGATTTCCTTCTACTGACGAAACCATAAAAACAATCAATGAATATAGTTATGAAAAAGATTATCCCGAATATTTGAAATTAATGTCTTACCTTACTTCTAGACCTTGATTTTCTGGTTTTCTTTGACTTCTTGGATTTCTTGAATTTCTTGGATTTTCTAGTTTTTTTGTATTTTCCGCCTATACTTATATTACTTCTTCTTTGTTTTTTTTTATTAGAGTCTGAGTCTTCTGTAATTACTGAGTCTATTGTCATTCTATCTCTTGCTTCTTGTGCTTTTTTTTGATCTATTAGTCCTTGTGCTTCAATCAAAGCACGTTCCCAAAATTCACTCATTCCATGTTTACTACCCCTTTTATCATAGCTTTCTTTTAATTTCAAAAATATAAAAAATTTTTTTAATTTTTCAAAATCTAATGTCAAACCTTCTCCATTATTTGGATTAATAAATCTTCTGAAACCGTTATTGAAAAATACAAAATAAACAAAGTTTTCTTCTACAAGAGTAAGTGGGTGATCGCTTTTTTTTGTTAAAAAAAATGGTAAAAATACAAATCGTTCAATTTCAAGTTTTTTGTCTGGTTTTTCTGGTTTTTCTGGATCTGGATCTGGATCTGGATCTGGATCAATCTCCAATTTTATAAACCATAAAGGCAACGGTTGTTTTTTCTTTTGTTCTCTAATATAAGAATCTAATTTGGGTAAAAAATCATATTCTCCTGAAAAGCTTAACTCTCCTCTAGGGCCTCCAAAATGGCTTTGAAGAAATTCAGGAGAGTTT